AATCTGGTGCATAGCATAATGAACAAACTTCTTTATGTTATACCAGGGGCTGGTGAATACAGATTTGGCTTACACCATGTTCTGTTCAATATAGCTTTGAAGATTCGTTCTGATTTGATACCATTGGATTTTGAAACTTGGGTGAGTAGATTCCCCGGACCCAAACAAAAACGTTTGAGGCTGGATAAGGATAGAAATCAAGACCACGTGTTGCAAAATGACTGGAATGATAGTGCCTTACATGTTAAGTTTGAAGCTTACAGTGAACCCAAATATCCGCGACCTATAATTAGTTCTTCAGTAGAATATAATTACAATATAGGCAGGTATTTGATTCCCATAGCTGAAATGTTGGCCGATTTGTTACCCGAAAATATTTGTTTCCCCCTACATGGTGATTCCATAAAAATAGGAGAATTCTTTCATCGATACAGTTTAAATGAATTGTATGATGCTGATTTCACAGCGTTTGACTCGTCTCAAAGACGAGCAGCTTTGATAATGATTTCCGTGTTCCTTAGGGTATGCGGTGTTCCTATCAAGGTCATAAAACGAGAACTATTGGATCTTTTAAAAATAAAAGTGAGAACCAGAAATGGACTCAAAATTACTTTTAAAGATGTGAGATGTTCCGGAAGATCAGCTACTTTGTTAGGCAACAGCTTGATTACACTCAACACTGCTTTGCATGTGTTTGGGGTTAATTTGGTTGCTGTGTTAGTCAAAGGTGATGATAGTGTGTTGTTCCTCCGAGATTCAATTGAAGTGGTTGACTACGTTCTCAAGTATTTAGAGAACGGATTAACTGTTAAATTGCGTAAGGTTGACAAATATGATGTAGAATTCTGTTCTTCTATTTTTGTGCCCACGAACGATGGTGTGGTACTGGTACCGAAACCAGGTAAACTTTTAGCCAAAACTTTTTGGTGTAAAGATTTACATTTGGATGAAGAAGCCAGGAAAAGACAATTTGCTTCCATTCTGAAAGGAATGGCCAATGGTTTGTCTGAACTACCAGGATTCAAAGGATTATATGAACA